ACCCACTAAATCCACAAACAATGGAGGATAATGATAATTGTATTTCCATCTCCAATGCGGACAACCTTCCGTATAATACTTAAATGTCCACTCCAATCCTTCCAAATAATTATTGCAAACACAATCGATGAAATCTTTTGTGGGTGGGTTATCGTCTAGATGAAATGCGATTTTATAATACCGATTTTTCCATCCTGTTTCGCCTGGTTGTATGTAGTGTTCTTCTGCACGATAAATAGTAGGGATATTGTCAAATGCGTTTTCGCGTTCTTCTTTCGTTGTCGTCGGATAAAATCGTTTTTCCATTTTGGCGCGACTCTCATATTCATTTGCAATCGAGTGTTCCTCTCCTTTCGCCAATTCTTGCAGAAACAATTTCACCCAACGCCACTGAATATTGCCCGTCTCCAAACTAATAAACCCGCGATCCGGATACTTCGTAAATAATCGATTGTATAATTCTAAAATAGTATAGTTGCCATGTGTCCGAATATTCAGTGCCGGAAAATGCGGTAAGAAATCATTGCCCAATAAGAAGCACGCAAATATATAATCGTAAATTTTGCCTCTTGCATCTTTGTGTCCAATTGGAACACCCATCTCACTTAAAATTGCTTTCGATAACGCGCGATGATCTAAATAAAGCAATTCTTCTCCGCTAAATGAATCGCCCAATAACGCTTTCCCGAATTCCGGAGATTCTCGGAAAATGAATATGTTTTCACAAGCAAAACAATGAAAGAGAGAAAGCATAATCAAATCTGCATCTAGACCATAAACCGCAATCGTTTCATTTTTGAGCGCGTGATCTCGCATATATTGAAACATCTTGTGTTCGCCTTCACCTGGTTCGTCAGATCCAGAAACAATCACTGTCTTAGATCCGAAGAATCTACCAGACTCGACAAATGCCCGCTTCACTTTGATAGACAGCATATTCATGAACTGTGTGCCGGGTGTAATGGCGCTCGTATTCCATTTGGAATACTGAACCTTCAATTCTTCTTGCCCGTTCAACACCGCACCAATTTCGTCTTTTTTTTGCAAAAATCCTGTTTTGTAACGTCTGATACGTTGTTGCTCCATTTTTGCGAATGGCGCGACACCATCGAACGCTATATAAAGAACATTGCTGGGTTGTATTTGTGTTACATACTTTTCTATTTTAGCAATAACCAAATGAATGATGGACTCCTCTATGTTGAATGTTGGAGGTCTCGGTTCGGTGTCATTTTCGATTTTTCGCACACAGTCGTAAATAATGGAATTACAATCCATATAAATACTCGAAAAACGTTCTTTCATATGACGTTTCTTACGTATAATATTAGAGTGATTCTTAATAATATACGAAAAATAACTAGGAATACCCATTTTATTTTATAAACAAGTTTTAATTTTTATAGCAAAATCAATATACTATTACGACAAATTATCTTTATATATTTATTTAAGTTATATACAGGTTTGCAATTTCAATTTTGTAACTATAATATACATTAGAATTCGAGGTATGAGCGCATTTAAGAAAAAAATAGACGTTGTATCTCACGCAACAAAAATAACACCAGACGTAAATCCATCCGCACTAAAAGAAATTACCAAACTAATAAAAACCAAAATGTTGAAAATACAGGATATAATAAAAAGAATACTACAGACATTAAATTCCTATCGCGGACTTAATATTATTAGCAATAGTGATCTAATCGTCTGTACATCAACATTAATCGAGTGTTTCGAAAAATCGACAAACATAACCTCTCAATTAGATCAACTGGATAATACAAACAAAACACATTTTTCTCAACAGAATCGACCAGAATCCGACTCAAACTATAGCGTTGAAAAAATTAATATTTACATCGAACAACTCCAGCATATAGTAGATAAAATGTCGATCATTATGTGTGGATATGGTGCTGCGTCAATAGAAGACATTTTTTTCATAAGTTTTGGTACTGATATAGAAACTCAATTTCCACCCGAATTGGAAATATGGAGAGAAAAACGCAATCTAATATTGAATCATGTTCGTCCAATCGGGTATAAAACGTTTCACTGGAAACAAAGTCGAACGAAACCAAAAAATACTTCGGATATAGGATATTCTTTAAATTCATCATACACAACATGTATTAATAAAATAGTAGAGGATGCAGTCCAAATCGAATTAGCAAACCAATACGAGTGTTTCGATATCGACTTCACCGGAAAAACGAACTATGTAAAAATATACGGAATACGAGTCGTCATACATAACGAAAAAACTCAAAAAACCCTCATTATTCAGGGATTAGTAGATGACATGCCGATCGATTGCATAAACAGTGGATATATAAATTATCGTAAGCAAGAAATAAAAGAGTTAATAAAAATAGTAGACAATTCAAATGAGAAAACGAAATCGGAACTAATGACACGACTATTAGAAACAATGACTATAAAAGATGCATTGATAAATGGGACGGACGATTTCTTCAAAAAAACGCATATAATATTGAGCGACGTAAATCAAGTGAAAGTAAATAAATTAACAGCAACAATAAGGCGTTTCTTAGATTTGGACATCTATAATCAACGTTCAATGATTATGAATTTGCTTATATATAATCAAGAGGACGATGTTCAGTATATAACGTATTTGTTATACGATCTCATATCTGCAAAAAATTCAAGCGGAAACACGGTGGATTCAAATGAGCAGCAAATGATTTATGACAGTTTTCCATGGAAGATTAAACTCTATTTCAAAGAAACCATGAAACACACGATAAAATACACGAAGGACATGATGAGCAAATATGATGTGAACCGAATTTCATTGGAACAGCAAATATATGTCATGAAAGTGCCTGAAAACGTGAGAGAAAAGGCAATGGCAAAATTAAAAGAAATAAAAGGTAAATCGGACGACTCTGGCGCAAAAGCGAAACAATATCTAGAGGGTCTTCTCAAGATACCGTTTGGTGTCTATAGAGAGGAATATATTCTGAAAAAACCAAAACAACTAAATTCTCTGTTTACAGATGCAATAAACACAATCGAAGAATCGAAACGAACGGAATTCATTGCAAAATATATGGATGGTAAAATAAAATCACATTACACCGCACTAGAAATAATGCAACTCCATGAATTATATAAAAAATGGATGAAAGATTCGATCCTAGAATATATTTCTTCAAATCTTCCGACTTTCGGGACAAAGCAAATAACGCAACTCTGGAGTATTTTTTGCAATGAACATATAGATAACGACATACCGAATGACAAAAAAACGATGACAAAACAAGCAAAAGTGGTCACGTTAAAATCAAACCTGGATAAATGCAGCGATAATACTCTATTCAAGATGATCGATAATATGGTTTACCCAACGCAAGATCACTCTCACCAAAAAACCCTAATCGAATTGCAAAAATCAAATAGTATTGCGTCTGAATTCAAGTATGACCTAACCAATGTAGTGAATGTATTGGACGAATCTATTTACGGACACGAAAGTGCGAAAAATCAGATACTCAAAATAATAGGACAGTGGATGAACGGCGAACAAACAGGTTATTGTTTTGGATTCGAAGGATCGCCCGGTGTGGGCAAAACGTCATTGGCGAAACGTGGTCTAGCAAATTGTCTGAAAGATGAGAATGGAACCTCTCGCCCTTTCTCTTTTATAGCGCTCGGTGGATCATGCAATGGTTCTACATTGGAAGGTCATTCATATACATACGTAAACTCAACCTGGGGTCGCATAGTAGATATACTAATGGACTCCAAATGCCTCAACCCAATCATATATATAGACGAATTAGACAAAGTCAGCAAAACCGAACACGGCAAAGAAATAATCGGCATATTGATGCATTTGATCGATGCGACACAGAACAGCGGGTTTCAAGACAAATATTTCAGCGGAATCGACATCGATCTATCCAAAGCGCTATTCATATTCTCATACAACGATCCCTCTCAAATTGATTCAATTCTTCTAGATAGAATCCACAGAATCAAGTTCGAAAACCTGTCTCTCAAAGAAAAACTTGTCATTACCCGCAAATATATATTGCCCGAGATTGACAGAAAAATGGGTCTTGACGGATGTATCGAATTATCCGACGACATTATATCCCATATTATCGAAACATACACACTCGAGTCTGGTGTAAGAAAATTAAAAGAGGTTATATTTGACTTATACGGAGAGGTCAATATAGAATTATTGAAATGTGAAAATTCGCAAAATATAAAATTGCCGATCCAAATCACAACCGAACTACTCGAGGCAAAATACTTAGCAAAATACGAAAAGATGCGAGAGATGAAAATACACGCAAATGATCAAATTGGTGTTATAAATGGTCTTTGGGCAAACTCTTTAGGCAGAGGAGGAATCATACCTATTCAGTGCATGTTTTTCCCGACGAGCACATTTTTAGAACTACGTTTGACCGGAATGCAAGGCGATGTGATGAAAGAGAGCATGAACGTCGCAAAAAGTTTAGCGTGGAATCTTCTGACCGATATCGAACGCGCCAAATGTCTAGAAAAGTTCGAAAAAACGAAAGAACAAGGCATACATATTCACTGCCCCGATGGTGCGACTCCGAAAGACGGACCATCCGCTGGAGCAGCAATTACATCTGTGATATACAGCGTTCTAAGTGGCAAATCGATTAAACACGACGTTGCGATGACAGGCGAGATCAATCTACAGGGGAAAATAACGGAAATCGGAGGTCTTGAGCAAAAAATATTAGGCGGAATCCGCGCAGGAGTAAAAACGTTCCTATATCCCTCGGCGAATTTGCCCGAGTTCAACAAGTTTATGAAAAAATACAACTCATCTCCAAATATAGAAGGCATCCAATTCAAACCGGTATCCGATATAAGAGACGCATTCAAAGAATTACAGATAATATCGGATTAGCGTATCGTGTCGTAGATATTTCGCAAATAATACGACGTTTACGTATGATTATTATTCATATCTCAGTAATCGCAATAAATATAGTGTATTTTTATAAGAAGAACTAGGACAAAATGATTAATGTATTGAATGTGCAATCAATTATGTATATTGGGTTTCGATTAGCACCATTTATTTTGATCAGTTTTTTTGCGTTATCCTCTCTATTTAACTCGGACATAAAGGGTATCATATTCCTTGGAATGTTATTGCTCAATTGCTTCATAACCATTTCAATTGGTGCTAGATTACCAGAAGATAGTATCACGTCAAATCCAAATATGGTTTGCAATAGTCTAACATTAACAAGAAATGGACCACTTTCTAAATTACCTCTCAATGTTAATATTTTGACATTTACCCTGGCATATTTAGCATATATAATAGGAAAATACAATCTAGCAAATAATAACATACCAACTCTAGTTGTTTTGCCAATTTTCATATTGTATCAGATATATTGGTCAATTACAAATGGATGTAATTCATTATATTACTCCACAGTATCTTTAATACTTGGAGGTGGATTGGGAGCGCTGTTTTCTTACGCAATCGATCAAACTGGCATTGTAGAACTCCAATATTTTAACGGAATATCCAACCAAGAAGTATGTGTGAGAGCAACAAATGTTAAATACAAGTGCTCGACGAAACCGAAGAATATGTAAAATATCTATGCTATTCACTTCGGCATTTTATTTTATTTGCAGTATAAAATAAAATACTATCGCGTGTTACATTTCAAAACACCCAATATTCTTATTAAACCATACCTTCAATTGAAGCGCTACGCGAGATCGATGTAAATCATCCGCAATCAGTTTCATATTGCGATGACGGTCTTCAAAGAATGGCATAAAATAATGGATAATATTGATTGTATTCGCAGCAGAATATTTGACACTCAACTGATCGATCGGGAATTCAGGTGCATGTTTTCTCCGATTCACTTCATTATGAAACCGATGAAGCATAAACCGTAACGAATCTTTCGTGTCAATCGTATTGAAATTCAAATTATTCAGATATTGAACCGCGTGTTTAGCACAGTTCGGACAAGGCAAATTCGAACAGATCGTGTAAATCAGATTTAGTAGTTCTTTTCGAATTTCTTGGAAATGCTCGGGTTTTATCTTTTCTGCCAATGTATGAAACAGATACCAAGTCGGTTCGCCCCATTTCATCGGTTTATTCTTAGGGTCCGGAGTAGAACCAGGGTCTTTTTGTGGTTGGGATTGAACAATCGGATTTTGCGGAGAAGCGAAACTCCTATATCTACTTGAAAATGCATTTGCCGGTGATTCAGCAAATCGCAATGGTGGATCATTTTGTTTTATGAATCGACTATTTGTTGTAAATATCATCTATTATACAATATCGACACTTTTTGTGGACCTTTATTCAACGGCAAAAATATATAAAATCAACGATGATTATATATTTATAGAATGGACTCAA